TTTTTTTTTTTTTTTTTACTGCACGTAAGTCAATGAAAAAGAAACAAACTCAAATCCATGACCGTTCTCGCATACTGCGCATCACCACAAAATCCGATTCAAAATCAATCGAGAATATAATAATCATAGTCATTGCAGCGGGGTTTCATCAAAACCTCACCATTAATCATATTTAGATTACTTATTCTTTTATTTAAGCTAACCTGTAACTCTTCATAATACTCACGCCCATACTGAGCAGCTTCACGTAAAGCGGTTTCACAATTGACCTCGCTCGCGGTGAAGATATCATCACTTGAATGGACCCATTGCGGAATATTTTCCACAATAACTCTTTCAAGTGGTGCTCTCCAATAATCTCCATCCTTTTTAAAGCCGCGCTTCAAAAAGGTTATATCAGATATATCTTTGAAAACAAACTCGCCTTGACCTTTAGAACCATCTGTCAACTTCATACCTAGTTCCTCTGTCAATGGTTTAATAGCATTTCCGTTGAAAAACTTAGCTTCTCTCGAAACCGCTTTTACAACGTCATCACCATATATAGCCAATGACACATTGTTTAGATAGAAGTCAACGTCAAGATCCTTAGGGGCTAGGCAAAACCAAAAATACATCATCATCAAATCACCAATAAAACTATTAAGTTCTGCCGTGACAGCACAGCCACTGCAGTTACCAGTAGTTTTCAATAACAATCTCTTACCTGCTATGATGTATGTAAAAACAACTTCATGCATCAAGACAAGTCTCACTCGTCCTTCATCACTGTCATCCTCAACACCATACCATTTGTTACAACACCTCGCAAAAGCTCTGAAGAACTCAGGATGAAGTGCTGTATCCCATGATCCATAGTCGAAATCTTCAAAATAAGGTCCAACTGTCTGTAACCGTTTAACCAAACCTGTCCAACCAGAGCCCGGATCCAAACCAACACATGGTGGTAAACTGCCTGCACATGAATGCATAGTAGCAACGAAAGCACCAAAGTATTTTCGTACTAAAATGTTGAAATCCATGGGCATGCAAACGAAAACTCTTGTCTTGCCAGCCTGTATCTTTTCGATCTTTCTCGTTTCATCTTTGAGACAAGCGTACGAAGCAGATTCAACACGCTGTCCTCTTTTAGCCATATCCTCTCTATATTTTACCACACTTCTTAACTCTTCTTTCATCATATAATTTTTAGAACCATCTTCGTTAACAGTCTCATCAAACCATTCAAATTTTCCAATATTCTTAACCTCTTTTCTATGTTTCACCCATGGAAACCCAGGAGAAGTTCTCATATCAAAAGGGTTGAGATATCCAAAAACTCCATTGATTGTTTCAAAATCAGTAAGAATTCGACGCGGAATACCAATGCATATCAAATTTGTAACATAAATGGTACAAATAGCAGCAAAGGCTCTCATAAATTCTTTAATTCTTAATCGCCCATTAACCTTGTCATAACCAGCCATATTCTTTGCAATTAAGTCAATTCCTTTTAAATCTCCCAACCGATCATCGTTTGAATCTAATATCGCAGTCTGATGTGTTTTATTATTATCATCGTGGATAGCTGATTTCAGAATCTTAGTCTTTGTTGTCTGTCTAATTGAGTTAGCCGGATGAACATTTCCAAGATGCAAGAGAGATCCTTGTGCTGTAAATTCACTAGGAACAGTCTCTCTGACTCCAAGGTGTAAACAAGTTGCTTCAACATCTGGTATCTCAATACTTTGAAAATCATCCATAACCTCTATCAGTTCATTCTTTGTAACTGGAGCAAAGAACGTCCGAGAGATTCCTCCCATGTTTGATCCACACGTG